TCATCATACATTTATCTTTGTGAATATGTTTTTTAATCCAATCTACGTCTATTGATTTATAGAATACACTATCAGCGTCAATACAAATTAAACCATCTACATCTTTTGAACAATTATCTATGGCGTGTGTATAAGCATAAACTTTATATGAAAATCTTACACCATCTTTCTTAAATGATTCTACTTCTCTATGATTATTTCTTTCTATGAATTTTTTGAGATCAGGTATCTTATCAAACATATCATCATCTTCATTATAAACAATTAAATCAAACGGCCAATTATAAGTGGATTGAAATCTGTGAGCGTATTTTTTAAATAACTTATTATTCCAACTAGTGACTACTTGAATTTTCATAACCAACTTTCGCAATGTAAAAACTATCAACAATATCTGATACAGGATTACCTATCTTCTGTACATCAAACATCTTTTTTAAATCTGTATTTGTTTCTTTTGAAAATGATTCATACATCAAATCCTTATCGGCGTTACCCTTACCAGTTGCGCCTTTTTTAACTACACTTGGAACAATCGTATCATAATCAATATTCATTTCTTGTAATCTATATTTAAGTATACCACAATTCTCAGCTATTTGAAATACTGCTTGTCCTTTTGATCCAAAAGAATAACCTTCTATGAATACTTTTTGTGATGTATGGATTGTTTCTTTGATTGTGTCGAATGCCCAATCAGATATTTGACTAAATCTATGTATAGGGGTATTGTATTCTTGGTGTTCAAAACCAAAGATATTTTTTGACATTGGTCCTATATATTTTTTCTTATTAGTTAAATAATAAAACTGACTATTTTCAAATATAAAATCTTTAGTTACACAAATGGCAGGACTTGTTAAACTATAATCAATTCCAATTATCGTCTTCGGATTCGTTTGTCCAGATTGTATCTTCTTCATCTTCTAGTTCCTCTACTTCGTGTCCACAGAAAGGGCAAGTCAATGGTTCTAAATCCTGAACCTCAATGTCCCATTCTACAGTATATTTAGTTTCGCAACTAGAACAAGTTTTTTGTCTTTTCTCAATCATTATAATTTAAACTTTTTAAACTGATCTTTTTTAACATCTTGTTTGATACCACCAATCACATAACTTTCGATTTCTGTTTCTTGTGGTGCGTTTTGTGTTGATCTGCTATTTAACCAATGGTCAACCCAAGGTAAAGGGTTTGTCTTTTGGTCGTAAACAGGTTTTAATCCAATTGCTTTCATTCTTCTATTCGCCATATATTCTACAAATTGATGTAATAGTTTTTCTGATAAACCAATCATTGAACCTTGAGAGAACAAATAAGTCGCCCATCTCTTTTCTTCTTGTACAGCTTCATCATACATTTTATATACATCATCTTCAGTATCTTTAATTACTTTGTTCATTACTTTATCATTTTCTACATCTCTAAAGTTGTTTATAATTCTTTGAGATACTGCCAAGTGTTGGCTTTCATCTCTTGCGATAAATGATATAATCTTTGCTGAACCTTCTAATAGTTTTAGTTCACCAAACGCAAAACTACAAGCAAAAGATACATAAAATCTTAAACCTTCTAATATGTTTACAGTCACTAATGCTTTCCATAATTTCTTTTTTAAATCATATTCGTCAACTTTAGTTTTATCTAAATGCCATTTATGACCTGTTTCAATTAAATCATCATAACATTGTGTTACTGATTGAGCTCTCTTTTCTATCTTCTCGTCTTTGATAATAGTATCAAATACATCACTCGGATTAGAGTATAAGTTCTTAATGATGTATGTATAACTTCTACTATGAATAGTTTCCATAAAGTCCCAAGTTACAATACAACCTTCTAGTTCTGGTAATGATACAAATGGTAAGAATGCCAAACAAGGACCACGACCTTGTACACTATCTAACATTGTTTGATACTTTAGATTAGATGTAAAGATTGCCTTTTGTTCTGGTCTTAAATCTGCATAGTCGTTTCTATCTTTTTGTAACGATACTTCTTCTGGTCTCCAAAAATAACCTAATTGTTGTTGTGTTAACTTGTCAAAAATAGGATACCTCATTGTATCATATCTTTGTACAGCTAAGTCTTCACCAAAAAACATAGGTTGTTTTAAGAAACTGACATCTTTACTTTTATTAAAAACTGATCTACTCATTGCGTTTTATTTATTACTTTCTTATATTGTACAAGAATCACAGTTCTCTGGATCCTCGTCTTGTTCTATTGGTTTATCTTCAGGTACATTATCATTAAAGCCTACTGGGTGTGATGGCTCATCTATATCTTTCTTCGCATCATATGTATTTTGATAGTATGAAGTCTTCCAACCTAATCTATAAGTTGTCAATAAGTCTTGTGCCATTTGTGATATTGGCACGTGGTTATCTTCAAAGTGTTCAGGATTGTATGACCAGTTACCTGATATTGCTTGGTCAAAATACTTCTGCATTACACTTACGATATTTATATAACCTTCATTTGATTTCATATCCCATAATAGTGTATAATTGTTTTTTAATTTCTTATATTCTGGTACAACTTGTTTAAGTGGACCTTTTTTAGATTTCTTAACACTTAAATAATCTCTAGGTGGTTCAATACCGTTAGTAGCATTTGAAACCACACTAGAGGATTCAGATGGCATTTGAGCAGAGAGTGTGCTATGTCTTAATCCGTGCTCTTTGATTTCTTTCCTTAACCACTCCCAATCATAAGTTAGATTTCTGGTTACAACCTCGTCTACCTCTTTCTTGTAAGTGTCTATTGGTAAGATACCATCTGAATATTTTGTTCTATCAAAGTATTCACACTTGCCTTTTTCTCTTGCAAGATTGTTACTCGCTTTTAATAGATAATATTGAAATGCTTCTGTTAACTTATCTACTTGTTTCCAACCCATCTTTTGTTCATACGAATAACCTTTTTTCGCAAGATAGTGAGCAAGACCGATATAACCTATACCTAAACTTCTTCTTGCCTTTGTAGATATTTCTGCTGCTCTTACAGGATACTTTTGATGATCTATTATTTCATCTAATCCTCTAACAGCGATGTCGCATAGTTCTTCTAATTCATCTCTTTTATTAATTGTACCAACATTAATTGCAGATAAAATACATAACGCAATTTCACCTTCACCATCTATGTGTTGAATTGGATCTGTTGGTAAAGTAATCTCTTGGCATAAGTTTGACATTCTAACTAAATCTTTAAATGATGAGTGAGTGTTACAGTGATCTATATTCATAATATAGATACGACCTGTTTCTGCTCTTTCTTTTAGAATATCAAAAAACAATTCTTGTGCACTTATCTTTTTCTTTTTAACACTAATTTTTCTTTCTGCTTTGATATAGAGTTCATCAAATTCAGGTGTACCCCAAGCCTCATACAGTTCTGGTACTTCGTGTGGTGAGAATAAAGTTATTTCTTCTTCTTGTATAAATCTCTCATAAAATAGTTTTGAAAATTGTATAGAGTAATCTAGTTTTCTAACTCTATTATCTTCACTACCTTTATTATTTTTAAGTACAATTATGTCTTCTATTTCTTGGTGCCAAATAGGGAAGTGAACAGTAGCCGAACCGCCCCTAACTCCATTTTGAGTGCAGCACTTAACTGTTGCCTCAAATTTTTTAAGGAAGGGAATAACGCCTGTGTGCTGTACTTCACCCCCTCGTATCCTCGCATTGATGCCTCGTATTCTACCAGCGTTAATACCAATCCCAGCACGCTGCGCAACATAACGTCCAATAGCCATATCACTAGAAAAAATGCTAGGTAAAGTATCATCAGAATCAACCAGAACACAACTTGCATACTGTTTGAGAGGAGTTCTAACACCCGCCATAACTGGCGTAGGAATATTGATTTTGAATTGCGAAATCGCATCATAGTATTTTTTAACATAGGTCATTCTCGTTTCTTTTGGATAGTTCATAAAGACAGATGCAGAAATCATCATATACATAAACTGTGGTGTTTCATATATTTCACCATTACTTCTATCTTGTACCAAATACTTGTCAATCACTTGTCTTAAACCAGCATATGTAAAAGTATAATCTCTTTCGTGGTTTAACCAATTTTCCATTCTATCAAAATCTTTCTTTTGATATTTTTCTAATAGTTCTGGATCGTAAACTTTTATTTCAACAGCCTTCTTAACGTGTTCGTAAATATGTGGGTGGTCCCATAATCTACCAAAGACTTGTTTTCTTAGCGAATATAAAAGTAATCTTGCCGCAACGTATTGATAGTTAGGAGTGTCTAACGAAATAAGATCAGCAGCTGACTTAATTAAAATTTGTTGAATATCGTTTGTAGTAATATCATTATAAAATTGTAAACCACTTTTCATCTCAACTTGTGATGATGAAACACCAGTTATACCTTCTACCGCATATTCTACCATCTCGTGGATTTTTTCAATGTTCAATGGCTCTTTACCACGTTCACCTCTTTTTACGACATTAATACTCTCAGCCATTGTTCCTCCTATACTTTCTTAAATTCATTTAGTTTTGTTAATGCGGATAATTTTGAATAAGTGTTGTTATGTATAATATCAGAAACTTCTACTTTTGTCAACCCTGACATTATCATATCGTTTACATCTTTTGATTGAATATCACTTGGCCATATTACAACGTTACAATCTTTTTCTACCACACTGTACATTCGTTTTACTATTTCTTTATTTCTTGGTTCGTTGTCAAATATGTATGTAATCTGATCATTTGGTGTTTTATTTTTTAATACTAAATCAGCTCCAGCAGCAGCAAGACAGTTATCAATAAAAAGACTATCAAGTGGGCCTTCTGTGATGAAGATAGGTCTTTGAAAATTAACTCTTTCAAGGCCATAAACTTTTTGCTTATTTTCATCTAGTTTTACCGTTAGATACTTTGGTTGTTCTTTTCCAAAAGCACGACCTTGAAACGCAAAGAGTTTTCCAGTCGCATCATAAAATGGTATGATTAATCTAGGGTGATCAGATTTAGTCTTATATGTATTAGGCTTAACCTTGTTCACCAACTGACCAAACTTGTCACAGAAGTATAATTTATCAAAAAACTCAACAGGTATCTTTCTGTTTAAAACATAATGTTTTGCTGGGTGTTCATCATCTAATTCTTTTATAGATTTCAAATCAGTTATAATATTAGTTTCTTCAAACACAGGTTTGAAATCAAATGAAGGCTTCGGTGTCGCAGGAGCCCCTTTCTTATATCTCTCTAAAAGATATTCAGAATACATTTTTGGGTCTAGTGCCTTGATGAAGTTTGCCAAGTTCTGACCCATACCACAATTATGGCATTTAAAGAACATATCGTTTTTAACTCTGTAAAGATATGCTCTTGATTTTAATTTTGATTTTTTCGAATCACCACAATGTGGACAACGAAAATTAAACAAGTAGTCATTCTTTTGTTTGAATTGACTTAACCTTGATTTTAAATTAGATATAAACTTTAGATCAATATAACTCGACATAACACAAATACTAATATACTATATATTCGTCAAAATGTCAAGTCTAAGCGCCATTCATCATATGAATTAATGGCATTAAATTCTTTGATAATATCCACCCGATAGCCAACGCACCACCCATTATAACCCATTTATATCGTTCTAGCGTACCAACTCTACCACCTATATCATTCTTTAAAGACTTGATTTCTATTAATACTCTTTTCTCTGTTAATTCAATATCTTTCTTTAATTCTCTATATACGTCAGATATTTCTTCTGCTCTATCTTTTAATTTGTCAAATATTACTTCGTCTATTTTTTCTTGTCTTTGGATTTTTTCTTCGTGTACTGCTAACATAGATTTTATAGATGATGATACATCAGTTAATCTATCAATGGCAGTGTCTAATCTACCTTGAATGCTATTGACATTTTCAATATCTTTTCTTAAAGACTCTATGTCAATTTTTATATCTGTCGTTTCTCTGTCTGCCATTTAATCCTCTAAGGCGTTTAAAAATAGTCGTAAGTCCCGATGGGCAAAGTGCATAGAAAGCACCATTTTATATATTGACTATACTATTATTTATTTTTATGTGAAAGTCTAATTGACTATGCTACCCACTGATGTTTATGTAGTGTATTTAGTCTTTTTAACTTCCAGAGTTTCACAAATGTTTTTCTGCGTCTCCGTAACTTTTGTTTCTTAATTTTGAGCCAGTGTAAATTGAGTAAATATAATTTTCTTTTTTTATCATTTCTTATTATCCTTTTTGCTATTAGTTTTAACTTTCTTTTTTGAAGTAAAGTCATAACCCTCCATTAAGTTTGTTACTGGTTTATAAATGGTTACTAACTCATCTTTACCCTTAACCTTAATTTTATCTAGCTCAATTGACTTAATATCTTTCAGTTGTTCTTTTGTATAGGAAGAATAAATCAAAGGTGTAACCTTTCCATTTTCATCTCTATAATTTCTTGTAGCAGCCTCAAGTCTAGCCGCCAAGTTTACAGCATCACCTACAACAGAATAATCTAATCGGTTTTCACTACCCATATTACCGACAATACAAGTTCCTGTGTTAACACCTGAACCTATATTAATATCAGGAAGACCTTTCTCCCTAAATTCTTTTTTCAACTTTTCAGTTTCTTCAGCACATTCTATACCTGTTTTCACAGCCATCTCGGCGTGGTTAGAACAATCTAATGGTGCGTTCCAAAATGCCATAATACAATCACCCATATACTTGTCAATCGTACCACCATTTTTTAAAACGATTTGACTCATACGATTTAGATAATCGTTAATCACAGCAACTAGTCCTTCAGGATCATCTTTGTTTTTATAGTATTCGGAAATAGGAGTAAACCCTACAATGTCCATAAACAAGAAAGACATCTCTTTTCTATCGCCACCTAATTTTAATTTTTCAGGATTCTTTACAAGTATAGCAACTTGTCTTGGATCCAAATACTTTTCAAACTGTTTTCTTATTTGTTGTTTTAATTTAAACTCTAAAATAAATCTATTGAATACACTGTGAAATCCTACAATGGTAATTACTATTATAATCCAACTTACATCAACTAACATAAATTGTTTGTGAAAGAAATAATGACTTAACCACACAGCGATGGCATACCAAGATACTAACTTTAATCCTATTACCCAATATGGCGCAAATCTAGTTAATACTATTATGATTACACCTAATAAGAAAGACACAGCAAGTTCAGATATAAAACTAATATCTACTCTGGTTATATTCTTTCCATCTAATACCGTCTCTAGCGTTGACGCTGTAAGTTCGTAGGCGTATCTTTCACCTACTGGTGTTGCGATGATACCACCTAATCCCTCTGCGCTCATACCTATAATAACTGTTCTACCACCAAACGCTGTGAAATCCATATCTGCCGCTGATATAGTTTCATAATCTTTGTTCCATCTTAACCATATTCTAGCATTCGCATCTGTCTTTATAGTTTCAAACCCTGGCACTCTCATCGCCACAATACCAGCGTCACCTGACTTAACTTGATAACTAGGTGCACCTACAGCAACTCTAATAACTTCTATTGCCATTGCTGGATAGATGTCTTCACCTATCTTCATAAGTAGTGGTATTCTTCTTACTACACCATCAACTTCTGGTACAGTATTTGATACACCAACACCCGATGCGTTATGAAACTTCTCTATCGGTCCTAACATACCACCCCACTCAAATAAGAAAGGTAAAGGGTCGTTGATTTTCGCAACGCCTCTTGGTACAGAATTTTTATTGATTTGATTTGTTCCTATTTGTGCTATGACTATATGATATGGTAACACTTCTGCTAGGTCTTCATCATAACCCATTCTATCTGGCTCACTAAAAAGTATGGGTAACACTATTACTTGTGCGCCATCTAATCTAGCTTTTAATACAATGTCAGCAAGTACAGCTCTAGGCCATGGCCATTGACCATATTTCTCTATTGCTTTTTCATCTATGGTTATGATACCTATGTCTTTTGATACTTGTCTTTCTTCGGATTGTAAAAGTAAATCAAAACCTTTAAGTCTTAATATTTCTTTTACCTGTGGATCTTTGAAACCTATAAATGTAAGAACAAATAAAGTAACAAATGCTATTGTCCAATGTGTTAATATTTTTTTCATAGTTCGTTTATTAATTGATTAAACGCTTCTTCGCCTAGTATGTTATATAATAACACACCTAAGAATATGAACCATAATAACCAAAACACATAATAACCTAACTTTGTCCAACCTAGTCCTAGTATTTTATATACTTTTTTCATAGGCAAATACTTTTCAAATAATGTAGTTATATCCCATACAAATTTAAGCATAATAATCCACATTAATGCTCTTAAATATTTGTTCTTTATATCGGATACTTTAAAGTTGGCTTGTGCTTCTTTTACTTTATGATTGTGTGCTTTGTATTTTTCCCAAAGTTTTTTCATCTATTAGTATTTAGTTTTGTGTCACTGTCGCTGAACAACTAGATGATGAACAACTTTGTAT